GATCGACAACTTTGTATTTGTCTGCAAACTCAGGGTCAGCCGCTTGGCACTCATGCAACTTCTGGTTTGCTTCAACAATCTCGCCTCTCATTCGCCCATGAGCTTTGATCAAATTTGCATTGCGCTCTTCAAGATCTTCGATCTTCGCTCGCAACTGGTCTTTAGTTTCCGTTTTCATAATGTTTCCTTGCTTTGGGGTTAATCGTTTTTGTCTTTTTCCACAACGTAATCTTTAGTGATTACGCCTAGTTTCGCGTTGCCACGTTGGTGAGGTCGAATGTTCACTACCTTGTATACAATTCCGTTGGCATCCCGATAGTGTCTTTTGTGGCCAGCAACGTCATGCAAGCGAACTCCATAAGACTCTTGTCGTTTAGGTTGTTTAGGTACGATTACTCGACCTTTAGTCTTGGGCAGCAACAGTTTCACGCGATAGTGTGAATCATGAGGGGTGAAGTCACGCTTAACCTTGATGCCTTGAGGATCAGATACTTGAGGTTCTTCAACAAAGTAGTCGTAGTTCATCAGGCTCAGCAACGCGATCACCCAGGACATGCGATGCGTATGATCATCATTGCGCACCAAGCGTTTGAGGTTTGCGGGATTATCCTCAATCAGGTTATTCCAACCGTGGCCCCAGCGATCAAATATCGCGTCTTGAATATCTGGCGCGAACTCTCCTTCTAGGTCACCCAAAAACATCAACGCTTTTAATCGGCGATCTGAAATGGTCTGACTTTCATTTTTTTCAAAATGCATTAGTGGCCCCTCCTCAGACCAAATGTCCGTGGTCAGTGAGGAGCTGTCCATGCCGACAACGGGCAGAAATTTGTTCGCGCTCTTGTCAATCAAACTGCCATCCTCGCGGCGACGTTGTTTGTCAACGTGAAGGTGGTCAGGAGTCACTTCATAGTAACGTTCAAAAGAAAAGCAGTTACCTGGATCAGTTTTTACGGCTCGTATTTTTTTCCGGCCCCTTAATGCTTCTTTAAATTCATAATTCATAAGGATGCTTAACATCGTGGTAATGTGCCACGCAACTAAACCATTTTGTTTTGAATACGGATCATGAAACTCCAGCCACATATTGTAGTGTCGAGGCTTTGCGTTGAAGAGCGCAGTCGCTAGGGCGCGTTGATTGCCGCGCTCGACCGATGGCCGCAGGAAATCAATGACTTCATCAGTGATTTCGTACTTCACCGCATTCGCAATCTGCCTAGGTTGGTCGTGCGTGAGTTTTTTTATACCGATTTTGTGAGCCTTACTGATTTTAAAACCTTCCAAACCGTGCAATCTCACATAAGGTTTCTGCCAAGCAGCGGCGACCTCTCTTTGAAGATCACCTAGCTCCATCTTGTTTTCCATAACACTTCCTTGCTTTGGGGTTTAATAAGTCCCGCCTTCGGTCACCCTGACGGGAAAGGGTTCGAAACGACCTCTGCCGCACGAATTGCAACGGGAGTGCGACATCAGCCTTGACCTAAACAGTCCCGCCTGTGGGCACGCGGACGGGAACGCGCAGGATGGGGTGATGAGT